CGAAGTGGTGCTCATCACGGCCCCGATGCAGGACCCGGCAGACGAGCTTTTCGAGAAGTTCACGCAGCACTACAAGAACTCGGATCTAACTCTGGAGCAACTCGGCGTCGTCGAGGACAATAAGACCGAGTGGCGATTCAGTCATGGCACGCGCGTTATCAGCAAGACGCTGGGCCAGGGCGACCTGAGCCAACGCGGTCGCAACCCGAGTTTCGTAATCGTCGACGAGGCGGCCTACGCCTCGGACTACCACCTGTCCGAGGTCATCGAGCCGTTCTTTATCACGCACTCGGAATACGAGTTCTACCTTTTCAGTACGCCGCTGGGGAAGTCGGGCTACTTCTACCAGGCTGTTGACGGCCGAAACGCGGATCGGTGGTACTCACCGCACTGGCCGACCGAGATCAGCCCCTTCGCAGAGGACGACTACCTCGAGCGCAAGCGCGAGGAGAAGGACAGCCAGAGCTTCGCCCAGGAGTACAAAGGCGAGTTCGTCAGCGCCGAAGACGCGCTTATTCCCCACGAGTTGGTCGAGCCGATCCTCGGCGCCGGCTCGCTTGAGGGGCGGAAGTGGCTTGGTGTGGACATCGCCCGTGAGGGCACGGACAGCACGGTCTACACAGAGATCGACGAGCACGGCGCGGTCAACGTCGTCGATAGCGAAGAAACGAGCACGATCGACGGGATTCTTGGCCGGATTCGCGAGCTCCACCGGGAGAACCAGTATGAGTCGATCATCGTCGAGGAGAACGCAGTCGGCGGCGGCGTCGTGGACTTCGGGTCTGACCTGAAGGGCGTGATGCAGCCGTTCAAGTCGTCGACGAAGTCCAAGCACCAACTCTACAAGCGGCTCAAGAAGGACGTCGAGTCCGAGGACATCGCCCTCCCGAACCATCGGAAACTCATTGACCAGCTCACCTCGCTTGAGTTCGACTTCACGCAGCACGGATACATGAAAGTCGGCCACCCGTCTGGCGGACACGACGACTTCCCGGACAGCCTGGCCTTTGCCAACTGGGGCCGCTCTGGCGGTGGCGGCTCTGTTACTCGCCGGAGCGCCCGCTCGAACGTCAGCACACACTCCAGCATCTAAACCATGAGTAGACTACGGACTGGGTGGGAATCCCTTCAGGAGCGTCTGAGCCAAAGCGCTGAGGCGGTGACTCGCAACGCACGGATAGACATCTCTGGTGGCGACGTCGACGAGATCGACCCGCCGGAGGACATCGACCAGTTCGCCGACCAAGCCAAAGAAACGGCGATCGTCCGTGCGAATCTCCGCCAGTTCGTCCAAGACGTCTGGGGGCCGGGCTACCGGCTCGAAGGCCCCGACGAGACGCTGGCCTACTTCCTTGGCGAAGACGCCGAAGGCGTAGGAGGACCCCGAGAGCGAGATCACCGGCTTCTACCACATCCGCCCGGAGACGGTCTACCCGCAGGTTGAGAACAACACCAACATCCTCATCGACCCGGACGACACGGACAAGGATGGCGTCGAGCTCACGCCGCGTGATGAGGCAGCGGCCTACATCCAGTTCGACGACGAGTCCATCATCGGCCTTCGCCGCGATGGCTACGACGATCAGGAGATCCCGCTCTCCCAGAATGACGTCCTCAAGCAGACCCTCGAGGCGGACATCGGCGGCGACACGAACGACCAAGGGGTGTTCGGCACCTCGGTCATGGAGGCGATCGCCGAGGACGTCGCCGAGTACAACGAGATCAAGCGCGACCGAGCCCGGGCGATCAAGACCAAAGCCTACGGGATTTGGACTGCGCAGTTCACTCCCGAAGTCATTGACACCGCCAACCACACGGAGATCGTCGAGTGGGACGGCGACGACATCGAGGAGACTGAGCAAGAGATCAAGAACATGGGGCCGGGGAGCGTCCTCACCTCGGACGCCGGGATTGATCTCAAACAGTACGAGAGTGACGTCCCGGAGCTTGACCCGACGCTCAAGCACTACGTCAACGACATTCTCTCCGCGCTTCCCGCCCCGAAGTACGCCGTTGGCTTTGGCGAGGAGATCACGCAGTACGTCAGTGAGCGCCAGGAGAACGCCTACCAGGACACCATCGCTGAAGAGCGCCAGTATCAGGAGCGGTCGTGGACGCAAGCGTTCAAGGAGGTCGCCCGGCGGAAGGGGCTGCCCACTGACGGGTTGAAGCTCAAGATCGAGCCGGAAGAGGACGACAGCCCCATCATGTCGCTGTCGACCGAGGAGATCGAGAAGATCGAGGCCTACGCGAGTGCGCTGTCCGAACTCGCTGGCCCGACCGGTGGCGCGTCAACGCTCGTCGATCGCGACACGCTGCTCACCGAGGTTGCCCAGCTCCCCGAGGAGTCGCTCACGGACACGGACGTCGATCTGGACGCCGAAGCGCCAGACGACCCTGAGTCCATGCACGAAGACTGGGCCGACCTCGTTGGTGTGGAAGCGCTCGCCGAGTTCTCCGAAGGCGACTGGGTGGACACGCCGGACGGCAAGGGCGTGGCCGGCGAGCCCATCACGGACGGCACAGTCGACGACATGGAGGCGTCGTCTGACGAGCCGGTCTACCCCGTCGCGCTTCTGGAGGCCGCCGAAGGGCCATCGTTCTACCGCGAGTCGGACCTATCCAGTACGGACGGCCCAGAGATCGAGGACGTTGATGAGCCGGAGGAAGACGTCGAGGCGATGGCCGAGATCGCCAGCGCGGTTGATCCAGAGGACGACGCGGAGGCGCTCGTCTTCGGCGAGTTCTCTTATCCCGACAGTTGGGAGGAGAGTTCCACGCCGAACCGTGCGATCCTCCTTGACGCCTGGAGCTCGATGGGCGGGACGTTCACCGGTTGCCGGTCGGAAGGCCTCGGGAAGCGTCTATGCGCGTCTATGAAGGACGCCGTCTGGATGACGCATGACTGGCGCGGTGGCTGGGCGGACTAATCCATGACCTCCTACACCCGTGACGGGGACTACGGCCCCCGGAACATCAAGACGGCCACGAAGACGTTTGAGCAGAACCTTCGTGGCGCGCTTGCACGGATCAACGCCGTCATCCGGGAGGCCATTATCGAGGACGATATTTTCGGCCTGGAGATCGAGGCGCTGGAACCTGACGAGCCAGAGTCCTACTCGTTTCAGACCGACCGGAAGAAGGTCGCCGGGTTCGTGGCGTGGCTCAACGAGCAACTGGAGTCGGAATACCTCTCGGTTGTCTCCCGCGACTCGAACGAGTACATCCGGAAGGCCTACGCGGAAGGCCTGCGGCGGGCGACGAGAGATCTCCGTGACCAGGGCGTCGATGTGTCGAGCGACGTCGACGGCTTGCTGGACACGTTCACGCATCGGCAGGCGCTTCAGGACCTCTACACTCGGACCTTCGAGGACCTGCGTGATGTGACGCGGGACATGGCCCAGTCGATCCGTGAGGAGCTCTCGACGGGCCTGGTCGAAGGCGAGAACCCGCGAAAGGTAGCGAAGCGCATCACCGATCGGATAAACTCGATCGGCAAGTACCGGAGCACGCTCATCGCCCGGACCGAGATGATGGAAGCGCACTCCAACGCCGAGATCAACCGGCTCCGGGAGGTGGAGCAGGACGCCGATGTGAACGTGACCGTCCGGCATGGGTCTTGGGAGACCGCGAAGGACGACCGCGTCTGCTCGATCTGCCAGGCGCTCGCGGGCATCACGTTCACACTCGACGAGGTGGAGAACCTGAGTTTCCGTGTGGGCGGCTATGATTATCAGCTTAAGCCGCCAGCCCACCCCGGGGGGCGGTGCCACCTCCAGGTTCAGGTCGGGTTTGATCCGGAAGACTTGGCACCAATCTCGGCACGCCTCGGTGTGGACGATGATAACAGCCCAATAGAGGCATATGCAGCATGACCGGCGAACTACTCAACACTGGTTACGCGGCGCTGGAGGAAGAGGACGACAAGTATATCGCCCGGGGGATGGCGCTTGGCGCTGGCGACGTGACGCAGGGCGGGAGTGGGAAGCGAACACTCTGGCCCGCGGAAACGCTGGAGGAATCCGCCCAGGATCTGGAAGGCCAGCCGCTCGCGACGAGCACCGATCACACCGCGGACGGCCCCCAGTCGCAGACCCCACCCGAGGCGATCGTCGGCGAGATCACGTGGGCTGATTACGGCGAGGTCGACGGCCAGGAGGGCGTACTGTATGAGGCCGAAGTCGATGATCCGGACATCGCCCGCAACATCGAGAACGGGCGGATCGAGGTCTCACCACTCGTCTTCCGCGAGCTGGAGGAGCACGACGGAGAGGAGGCGGACTACGTAGCGACGGAGATCAAGAAGTGGCGCGACCTGGCGACGGTTCGGCAGGGCGCCAGCCCGTCGAACCACATCGAACCCGGCGAGGCGACGGCCATGTCCGCCGAGGCTCTGCATGAGGCGGTGGCGTCCATGCAGGGGGCATCGACTGTAGACGAACCGGCGGAATCCGGCGCGGACCCGCAGAGCGATGACGGGGAAAACGGCGGCAGTCCCCAGAGTTCTGCGGCCACTGAGGAAACAACTATGTCTGACAACGACAACGACCTATCCCGAGAGGAAGAGGCCGTTCTGTCGGCAGCGGAGTCCCTTGAGTCGCCCGTCGAGGCGCTTGAGGCGTATTCGGCCGCAGAACAGCCCAGCATCGTCGACGAAGAAGAGAACGAAGTCCTCGCGACTGACGAGTACGAGAGCCTGCAGGACCAGGTGGCCGAAGTGGAGTCCATCATGTCGGAGGCGCTGGCGGAGCGCACCGACCTCAAGGAGTCCACGATCGAGGCGCTGTCCTTCGAGGCACTCTGCGACGAGTTCCGCGACGAGGACGGCGACCTCCA